GTTAGTAACATCTACAGTTCCAGTACTACCAGCTTGTTGTTCTACATAATTAATAGGGAAACCTGGGTATAAACACAAGCCATTTGCAACACCTGTAGACGTGCTAGTGTAATCAGGTATTGGACCGAACATTGTTTTTTGATCAGATATTAAAACAACTGTATCTGCAGTAGGTGATGGAAAGTATTGTTCATTTCTTTTGCTACCGTCATTTGAGTTTGTAACCCGACCAAATAGTTTAACACTACTATTAAACTCTGTTTGTGACGGTCCAACTTCTTTTAAATCTCTAGGAATTTTGTTAACATTATCACCTATCAAAACTACATGTGCAGTATCGTTTATTTCATCTTGATTTCCATTAATTGGATAACCATTTATAATGCCTGGTAAATAAACGTTATAATAATCTTGTTGTTTTTGTTGAACAACTATTCTATATGAATAATAACCAAGCTCATCTATTGTATAGGTTGCTCTAGTTCTTTCAGCTAGTAAATTATCTTGCGTCAATGTGTATTCAAAAAGGTAATCATCAGATATTCTATTAGAACAAACTATAGTTAAAACATCTGTTGTGTTATTGTAAGATACACTGTTTATTTGAACATAATCCTTATAATAACCTCTTAAGCTTTTATTTGTATTAAAATACTCTTGATATGTTGTATTAGACCAACCAGAAAATAAGTTTAAAATTTGATACTCATAAGTGTTATCTGATGAAAAACTTGTTTGTCTAAAAAATCTAAATGGAGCCACAACTGGTGATCCATTATAAGGCGTTGTATAATAACTTCCTTTAGCATAAGCACCAGGATATCCAGATATTCCAGCATAATTTCTTTGCTCAGGAATTATATCTATAAAGTTTATTTTTAAATTATCACCATTCCAACCTCCAATATTTGGTTGAAAGTCATCTCTTTTGTACGCGTGAAATATATTAGAGCCTTCTTCTGGTTGATTAAACTCGTCTACTAAATTGTCATATTTAGATAGTATAACATCAGATTGCCTACCCCATTTATCAGCTAATACAACACCAACTTTGTAGTTTCTATTTTGCTTTATATTATGATTAGGGTATTCTATATCTTCTTGCAGGCTCTTGTCACCTGCGCTTATTTTGTAATCTAATGAATTAACACTAGCGTGATTAGCTACAAAGTTTCCATACATTATTCTATTACCTGAAGTTTCTTGAGCTAAGGCAGCTACAGGTACTTTGTCATAAACTCTTACAACTTCTTTTTCTGGTAAAGTTTTATAAGGTTTTAACGACTGATAATTGTATTGGTATATAGGTTGAGGTGAATAACTTACTTCTACTGTATCACCGTCTGAATAAGTTACAGCTCCAGCTAAAGTTATTATGTATCTAGGTGGGCTAAATGTAGAATCTAATTCTACGCTAACAACTTCTACAGGAGGACTTACAGCAACACCACCAATTGAATCAACAACATAACCTGGTATTATACCGTTTTCAGCATCTGTTGTTATAAACTTATCAGTAGCTCCACCTATGGTTGTTACTGTTGTGGTTCTGTCTGTATACAATACATCAAAATCTTCATCAACAGGTATAGTTTCTAAAACTTTAAAAGATAATCCATCAGATTCTTTTATTAAAATATCTATTTCTTTTACTTTATAATCTCTGTGTATACTACCAGAAGGCAAAGGTATATTTAAAACAAAGTTATTGGCAAAATTTTGCATGAACTCAACCTCTGTAGATCTAAAAGTTTTTTCACCATCTCCGTTTAAGCCAGCAGAAGCACCAGGAAAAAATAAACCACCCTGTTTTGGTATAAAAGCTGTTTGTGTAAAAGGAGCTACTAATGAATATTCGTTGTCATCAAACTTAAACCTATAAGAAAATCTAGCAAATCTTTCTTTTAAATAATCTGGATCACCATTCCAGCCATCATAGTCATCGTCTCTTATACATCTTATGTAATAACCTACATAATCACCACTACTTGGCAGTGGAGCAGCGTTTGGTCCTATAGCTGTTTGACTTCCATCAAACTCTATATATTTTTCAGCACCAGGTGAAGCGCCTTTTATCCAATAATACGCCGCGTTATTTTGAAAGTTATTAGGATTTAAAGTATCATCACCACCAATATCTATAAAATCTTGAGTATTATTACCTCTTCTATAACCTGTTGGTATTGCGTCAAAAAATTCATTATTAGTTTCAATACCTTGGTATGGACCTTGACTTAAAGTAGTAGAATCTACCCAGGTACCTGGAACATAAGGATAGTTATCATCTGCAGCATCTGGAGAACTATTAGCTATAGACTTTAATAATCTAGTGTCACTAGATACAGAAGACAAAAGACTTGTAAAATCTGATTCAATTGGAAGTCTATAGCCTACCGGCGCTATTGTACCAGTTCCAGTTCTTTGTAAACAAAATCTATTGTATATTTTGCCATATGTTTTACCATTAGAAGGGTCAAAATTATAATAACACCAAGCTGGCGTTTGATTTGTAATAGCTGTTTGCCATTGGGTTAAATCTTGAGCTTCAATTATAGGTTCACCATCTCTAAAAGCTGTAACTTCTAAATTTTTTGTAGCCCAAATCGTGGATCCTATTATAGTTGTTGGTAAATCAATACCGTTGCTCATTGTGCTTGGCTTTAAAGCCGAAGAGCTAGTTAAGTTTATTAATCTAGGCGACAAATAAGGTGCGAATTTAGCAACAGATATTTGCTGCTCATTATTATAATAATAATATGAACTAGTATTAAACTGTATAGCAGATCTCCAATTTATTTTTCTTGGTTGATTATAGTTGTCTGTCCAGAATAATAAGTCTTCTATTATTGTTGCGGAATAAATAGGGTATGATGTTGAAAAATTTAACCACGCACCTTCAACCAATATGTTTACAGACGCAGAATTAGTGTATCTAACTATAAAGTGATTTATATTGTTTGTTAAAAATAAAAATACAGATTCTGAGTTTTGATCTACGACATATCCTATAGTTTCTAAATTAGAAGCTCCTGTTAGTGTTTCATAATTTAAAACGTTGTTATTACCTCTAACATTTTCTACAACACCAACATCAGATCCTTCAGATTGACTAACCTGTATATTTAACGCGTCTCTATATTCTCCGTTTTGAATTAAACGAGCATCTAAGTCCTTGTTCATTTTGGACTTTAAAAATACATTTCTAGCTTTAGCCATTTAATTTTAGTGTTTTATCCATTTAGATTGACCTCTCATAACTTGAGTTATTTCTTCAAGTTTTATGTTAGATAATCTAATTTTAGCATTTCTCAACTTAGCTGTTTTTTCTCTTCTAAGTCTTTGTACTATATACTCTGGTTGATTAGCTCTTGTGGACACTATGTAACTTAATATAGACGCATATAGAGCTTCTTCTGCAAGCTTAGGCACTTTAGTGTCTGTATCATATGCTAAGCCATCAGATATGTATTCTAATATAATTAATTTATTTGCTAAATTACTTGAAAAAGATATCTTACCTTCTCTGTCATTAAAGTTAAACCAACCATTTACATTAGCATATTGAGGGCTTATTCCATATTGTTGACCCCAGTTCCAATAACCGTTTATTCCATAATAATCAGCCCAGTAAGCCCAGTCTTCCATGTTTATTAACTGGCTTTGATTTATAAGTCTGTCATTTGCATCTCTCCATCTTTCTTCTGTTATAGAAGTTCCTTCAATATTGTTAGCAAAGTTGTCTTGTATTGGAACACCAGCGCCATCTTGTACGTTTGTATAATATGGAGAATCAGTTAAATTGTTAGCTGGGTATATTCTTCTTTTAACACCGAACTCGTCTATCCAAGCCATACTAACATAATTAACATAATCTTGTGGTAAAGCTAAGCTAAGAGACGGTGGTATAGTAAGTTCTTGTGATTTAATGCTTTTTAATATATCATAACTAAACTCTTGTAGCGATCTTTTAGCAAAGAAAAGCACATCAGATTTTTTAGCTGTTTGAATTATTTTACCGTCTCCAACATAACCAACCATAAAGTTATCTATAGCATCAGATAATTTTAAGTATTGATATCCACCATAATTGTTTTCTACAGTGTCACCAAACGCATCTTGATTACCATAATTACCACCACTAAGTGTTTTTAATTGAACAACTACGACTGTATTTTGTGGTAATAAAACCGGAACAGCTTGAGTGCCTATATATATTGTATTATTATCTACTTCATATTGACTTGTATATTCTGTAAAACTTCCTGGTAAACCACTTGGACTTGTATATAATTTAAAATTATTTAATGCATAGTTTGTTTCCGTGTTATCATATGATCCAAAAACTATATCCGTATCAAAAGTAGTTACGAAAGAACTTTGGCCAGCCGCGTCTGAAACTAAAAAAAGTTGAGCACCTTGATAATATTGTTGGTTTGTTTCTGTAATTAAACCGTCGTTTGGTGGTAATATAGCCATTAGTTATTAACTTTTTAAATTAATTTGGTTTTCTTGTATTTCGTTATTAGCAATGGCAACTACTTGAGGATCATTAACAACTACTCCACAATATTTTAATATTCTCATAACTATATTGTTTTGCTCTGATATATCAAGTTCAAAGTTTAATGAACCAAGAGGTTGAGTAACAGGGTCGTATAATGATGCATTATAAACAAACTGTCCAATATTACCAACAGAGTAACCCCAATATACTTTAGAAGGATTTAACAAAACGTTGGCTTTTAGTTCATTTGGTTGAGGATAGACTTTTAGAGTTGAAGTTATATCTAAAGTTGCGTTTTCTACTTGTTTGTTTATTACGTGAAGTGGATATTTTTTTGTAGGAGCTGTTAATTTTGATCTAGATATAAAGTTATATTCTCTATTAGTAGTTAACTCAGACATTGATTCTATATTAGGATTTTGACCAGTGTATATAGCTATAACATCTCCAATTTTATAAACGTTATCAGTTGTTGACCAAACACCATCTGTTGAGTTGTAGGTATATGTAGATTCCTTTAAAAAAGGATATAACTTATACTCTATGTCTTTAACATGGTTAAAAAACTCTGTATCATTTTGTACGTTTGTTTGATCTTTTCTAACTAATTGATTAGCATCTGAAAAATAATCTTGAAATATATCTAATTGAACTTGGCTTGCTAGTTTGTTAAACTCATCAGGTTGAATATAACCTCTTTGCTCTTTGTTCAATAAATATAAAACAGTTGTATATACATCGTTTACGTTTACTGCCATTTTATATATTTTTATACTAAAAAGGCGGCCGAAACCGCCTATATATTAGTATCACTTGTTTTTATAGTTTTTTATCTATAGATTTATAGATTTCAACGCCTTCATCTGTTTTTAAGAAAGCAGCGAAAGCAGAGTATGGATTTTCATCAAAAGGCACGTTCATTAGTTTTCTACCATTTGATCCCCATGTAAATGTTCTTTGATCTTGAGATAAATTGATAATACCAGCTTCTGCAGCTCGTATAGCAAAGTTTCTTAATTGAACATTTTCATCACTTGCTAAGCTAATAAATAAGTTAGGGTTATTTCTAGCAAACAAAAGTAAATCTCTTTTCAACTCTTTAGAGCTCATTTTATTTACTTGAGATCCTAATTCTACTCTTAATATAGCTTCTGCAAAATCTATATCCATTTCTCTAGCTGCATTTAAAGCATCAATTTGCATATCTAATATGTCTAATTCATCTGTAGCTTTTTCTGCAGCGTTAAACTCTTCATATACTTTACCTCTTAACGGATGATATAATGAAAGTAGTTTTTGCAAGTTTTGTTTTTCTTTTGGAACCTTTAAGTCACCATCTTTAAAAGTAATGTGACCTAAAGTTGCTTCACCTTTTTGCTCGTCTACTAATGGTGAATCTTGATTTGTAGCATATCTAATTTCTCTTTGTTTACCACTTTGTTCATCAAAATATAATAAAGAATGCTTTTTAGTATGTCTACTAGGTATTGTTAATGTTAAAGGTGTTTTGTTACCTTTTAAATAATAAACTCTATCTTTTATTTCCCAGCTTGGTTTAGCTGGTTTTTGGGGTTGTTTTTTAACAACAGGTTGAGTTGCAACCTCAACAGTTTCTTCTGCTTGAGCTTTTTTAGCCATGATATAATAAAATTAAATAGTTAATAAGGGTAATAGTTACCCCCGAAGTTACATCAGGGGTAAACATTACCTGTGTTTTACACTCCTTTAAAGAGTACAAAGTTGTTAGCAGCTTGAGTTACTAAACATCTTTCAGATAGGAAGTTTACTTCCATAGCGTCAAGAGTTGAAGTAAATGCGCCACCAGCAGAACCAGTCAACCAAGACTTCATTCTACGATCGTCAGCTTGAGAAGCTCGGTAACGAACGTGTAGGAAAGGTCTACGGATGTTAGTTCCTAATACTTGATCATATACAGTAGATGTTCCAGCAGGTACTAATACACCTTCGATAGAACTAATTCCATCAATAGCGCCACGAGTTGAAGCATCGTTTAAGTATTTCCAATCAGTTTTATAGAAATCATAAGAACCTCTACGGAAACCGCTAAATCCAAGATTTAAAGCCATTTCTTCAGAGTTTTCAAATAATCCATAAGCAGTACCACCTTGACCACCAGCAGAAATTGAAGCTAACATATCGTCAAAATCCAAAGCAGTTTGTCTTTGTAAAAATAACATGTTTTCTTCAATAGCTCCTTGAGTATCTAAGTTTTTCAAAATGTCATCAAAAGCATCAAGACCAGCAGCAGCTGTAAAACCAACGTTTACATTACCACGATCTTCGATAGCAGCGAATAAACCTTCTGTACCAGCTAGTTTAGCAGTTGTAGCAGCGGCTATACCTAAATTCTTTTCACCTTCAACCATAGACATTTCTAGGTAATCTTCAAAACGTAGTCTAGTTTCAGACTCAGCTTTTAAGTACCATAAATATCCAGAAGTACCATCTTCAGTAGCAACTTCAACCCATCCAATTTGAGCCATATCAGAACCATTAACTACGTATTGGTTTCTAATAATAATTGGAGTGTTTGAATATTGTGTGAATTGTGGTTCTACAGAAAATCTTTTAGCATTAGCACCTGTAGCTTCAGTTAATGAAGTTCCTTTTTGGTAAGCAGAACCATACACAAATAATTTCAAAGTAGCAGATGCAGTTGTAATGTTGTTAGCTGCATTTTCTAATGGAAGATTATTAAAAGGTTGTACAGTAATGTTTTGAGGACCAGCACCAGGAGTAGAAGCAGAAACAAGACATTTTGCTTCACCACCAGTAGCAGGATCTAAAATAACTACAGTGTCATTTATTGAAATAACATTGTCTACTCCAGCTGGAATAGTTACAACGTTTGTATTTCCAACAGCAACAGCAGCACTACAATCATTATATGCAATGTGTAATCTGTTTTGCTCAGACCAAATAACTTGGTCAGATGTCATTGGCATTTCAGCGCCAACCATACGTAAGAATCCAGATAACGTACGGTTTCCGTAACGCTCTACTTCTTGTTCGTAAATTTCAGGTAAATACTGCTGAGCAAATGTGTCAGTGTTTCCAGCACCACCATCGTTAAATTTTAGGTAGTTAGTATCTAGCAATTGTTGAGTTTGGCTAGGGATAAGACTACCAAATTGAGGATCTAAACTCATAATAAATAATTTTTTTAGTTAAATTTTTTTGTTTTAATTTTAAGCTTTGTAGAATCAGCACCAGAAATAGCTCTAACTTTAAATCCATTTAAATAAACATCACCTTGACTAGATCTAGCTTTTACATCTGTCAAGTTTTTAGATTTATTTACAACTTCTTTTACAGCGTCTGCTTTTCCTTGCTCATAAAAATGAGCTGCTATTTTATCTACATTGTTTGCAGCATACATTGCTTTGTGGTAACCCTTTTGATCATTAACAGAACCGTCTTCATTTAGGAACTTCCCTATGATATTGTTAATGTTTGATTGAGTCTCAGCAACTTTTTCAGGATTTTGAACATTATACTTGTAAGTCTTTTCGCCAAATTTGATATCGAAACCTTCGAAGTCATTATTAAAAAGATTTTTAGTTTGCTCCTTAAACCTTGAATGTTGTTGTTGTATAGCTTCTTGCTGCTTGTTATATCTATTGAAAAAGTCCATAGCTTTTTGAGCGTCAGGGTTTACGTTTGATCTCAACTTGATTTCATCGTAGTATTTTGCCTTTGTCTCTTCTAAAAAGCTTTTGGCTTTTGCAACTTCTTCTTTAAATGCAAGTTTTTTCTTGCGTATATCTTTTTCCTCGTCTAGATCTTCGTCATAATCAAAGTCTTCTAAAAGTAACTCAACATCAGAGTTATCTAAATAAGGTTTATTTTTTTTATAATATTCTTTTAAAAGAGTTTTATCGTCTACGTTAGAATAATCTGCGTTTAATCTAACATAGTCTTCAACACTTCCGCCAGTTTCTTCCATAAAGCTAACAAGCTTTTCAATATTTTCGGGTAGTTGTCTGCCTAAAACTTTTTCATCTCTTAAAGCTTCTTTTACTTCGGCTTCAACTTGTTTAACTTCTTCTTGTTCTACTTCTTTGATTGGAGAAAACCCTTCAGTAGTCTCGTTGGACTCTTGTATAGATTCTCCCATCTCTGCGCTATCTCCGGATGGTTTTTCCACATGTACCTCCTTTGTTTCTCCGACTTGAACGGCATCTTCTTTTTCTTTAGGAATTACTACTTTTTTTACATCTGGTTCTAATTCAACTAAAGGCTCTTTTAAGTTTACCTTAACTGGCTCTTTAGGTGTTTCAGTTAGTTTTTTTGGTTTAGTTTTTTTACCTTTTAAACTAAACTCACCTTCCTGCTTAACAGGTTTATTTGTTTTTACTTCTGACATAATATAATATAATTTAATAGTTGTTTTTTACTTTTACATAAAAGCATTTAAACCGACGTTTGGTTGGTTTTCAAAGTCTATAGGTAAGCTATCATTTTTTCTTTGACTTATCATTTCACTTTGCTGTGTGCCCTCCATTTTTATTCGCTGGTCTTTTCTGTCTTCTTTAATTTGATCTTTTTGCATTGAAGCTTGTGATTCAGCTTGTTTTAACTGAAGATCGTAATTAAACTGTTGTTGCATTTCTAGTTGTTTTAGTTGAGATGCAACTTCCATTTTTTGTATTTCCATTTGAGTTCTAGCTTGTTCATATTGAACTTTAGAACTACTAATAGCTTCTTGTTTTTGCACTTCAGCCATAGCTGTTTTTTCAGCTGTTTCAGCTTGAGCAGCGGCTTGTGCTTGAATATTAGCTTGCTGATTAGCTTGATCTTGCGCCATTTTTCTTTTACGCTTAATCTTTAGCATTTGATTTGCTAGTTTAAGATTTTTTATTTGTCTTAAATCAATAGCGTCTTCTAAGTCAATACCACCCTGTGCTAATGCAGCTTGTATGTTTTGCTCTAATTGAGCTTGCTCTTCTTCATCTGGTTCTAATTCTAAAAAT